CTATACTACTCTGATTTTGGACATTTCTTGGACATTTTTTATATTTTCCGATTGGGTTACATATTTTCTTATCCTTGCGCTATTCAGACTTATTACTTCCTGTTTACGCTTAATTCCTTGGTTCAAATATGTACTCCTTACCACTCCGGCGGTGTTACCTAAAATCTCACTTATTACAGAAGCTTCAACTCCGCTCTGTTCAAGATTAGCTGCTGTATTGTGTCTGAATATATGAAATCCTATACCCAAATCCTTTACCCCCGCCTTTTCAAGTATCGTGTTTAATTTCTTATAACGGTTATTGTACTTCGTCCCCGTTACCGGATTTGTAAATACATACTCCGATAAATGCGGTATTTGTTTTAAAAGCGTTTGCAATTCTTCTGATAACGGTAATCTTAAATTCTTTTTGTTCTTGCGCTTTATGAAGTCTACATAACCAAAAGAAAATAAATTACTGCCCTCTAAATGAGTGTTTTCCCATTTTAGATTTAATACTTCACCCATTCTTACCCCTAATGTGTCGAACATGCAAAGCATTACAAAAAAATCAAAATCATCAGACGCTAACCGTAATATTAAATCCTCTTGTTCCGGTGTCGGTGGCTGCTTGATTTTTTCCTCAATGGTCGGAGTTTCTAAATCCTCGCAAGGATTTTCTTTTATAACCTTTGCAACTCGTTTTAAATATCGGAATAAACCTTTTATACTGTTTATTTCCCGTTTTATCGTTGCATTGGAAATATATCTTCCCGTCCATTTCTCGCCCTGTTTTGTCTTGGTCATTATCTTACACCCCCGCCGATAGGACATATATTTATAAAAATCATTCGGGATAATCTCGCCAACTGTGATGTTGTGGTTTTTGTGATATTCCCGGAGAAAATTTAAAAAGTAATTACAATAATTCTCTATTAAATCCGTGCGCTGCTTTTCTAATGTTTTGCAATGGTCTATATACTCAATTATGCAATTTTCTAACAAACAAGTATTTTCTTTTAATATGATTTTATCCAAAGGTCCGCCGTTTGATATGTATTGAGCAATAGCAAGTTTTGCTTCTTCTTTGTTCTGCGCATATCTTATTGTGCCGTCCTCTAGTCTAATTTGTGCAACTATATGCGGTCTTGTTTTTTTACCGGTTCTTTGGTCTTTATAAACAAATCTTAACTGATAATGCCCGGATTCTGTATTAAAAAAAATCCCTTTTCCTTCTCGTCTTAACATACTTTACCTATCGCTTTCACCTGTTCGTCAAAATACCATTTAAAAAAGCGGAATTTATTCCACCTATACGGTTCTTTGTTGCTTCTTCGTTCTTCGTATAATCCCTTGTACATCCCCTGATATAATTGTTTACGCAAGTTATCTGTTGATGATAAACTCAATTCTTTTACAATATCGTTGTTATCAAGATATACTTTGTTTTCATACTGTTGCAGCTTCTCTCGCAGCTGCCTGTTAACTTCCTCTTGAAATATCATATCTAAATCCATATTAACCTCCAAATTTTTTACATTACTTCATGAACTTTTGTAAACTAAACCCCTGATTCTGTCAGGGTTTCGGTAAATAAACTTTGTTGTTCTGTGTTTAATCTCACTTGCGCCGTTTTGCAATATTCAATCTTGTTATCAATTCCTATATAATGCCGTTTTAGTTCCTTGGCTGCTACTGCCGTTGTTCCTGAACCTACGTAGGGGTCAAGAACTATATCACCCTCTTTGCTCGAATTAATGATAAGATTTTTTATTATAAATAACGGTTTCGGAGTGGGATGTTTATATTTTTTCTTATCCGTCTTGTTTGTGGGTGTTACGTAGTAAGTCATTTTGGTATTTGGACTTCCGCCTACATATACTCCCTTATCCCGGAAAAATAAACAATATTCTGTATCAGGCATGCCGGATGAATTACAGCTTTTATTTATGAATTGTATAGTTTTACGGACTATGGTCACAAATAACAAAGATGAACAGGATGAAAACTATCGCCCAATGATTAGCGAATTTGAGGAATATTGGAGATTATTCAAAAAAGCTTGTCAGCCGGCAAGAAAAAACAGATTTATTAAAATATGGGGGGGGTAAATGTGTACAGCTTGGATGTAAATATACTTCACTTAATGATAAGGAGCAATTATAAATGAGTTTTGCTGTTGAACCACAAATATTTGATAAATTCCGGGGAATAAGAGAATTTAACGGGGTTAATTCGGGCGGTTCTATATCCGCCCTTCAATGTGATAATGTTGAATTAATTCAGTCTGAAATTGGTGACGCTACGGGAATTAAGACAATGCTTGGAAATGCCGTAGCATTTACTTTACCTGATACGGGGTATAAAATAATCGAAGTATTTAAAACCGTTCAGGATGATTTAACCTATTTTATAATCTATGCGGAAAATACGACACAAGGAAAACTTTATTATATAAGTTCAACCGGAAATACAGTAAATCAAATTGCTGCAGGGTTTAGTGTAACAGGACAGGCAAACGGTTTAACAATGTCATCTACGGCTTATGATGTATTTGTTTTCTCAAACGGTGCAGAAGTTAGGTCAATTTGTTTTACAACCGATTCCGCATATTCTACCGCCATAGCAAATTATAACCCCGTAGCGATATCAACAGTCGGATATATGGCTACAATTACACCCGTTGATTATTTAGGGCGCAGCATAAAATTTCTTGCAATGTGTGAATGGAACGGGCAATTAGTTGTATGCTCTCAATACGGTGTACACGCTTCACATCAAAACGATATTTATACCTGGAACGATAACCCGACAGATACAGCCGATTCTTGGTATATTGATTTCGGCAAAAAAACTACAGCGCTCATATCGTTTACGGGCGGTCTTTATATCTTTACTCATGAAGATTGTACATATTTGAGCGCAACTCCGAACGATACAAGCTCTATTATGCAAACTGTTGCAATGAACGGATGTTTTAGTTATCAGTCCATAGTTAAACATGATACTTATTTATTCTTTTATGATAATAATCAGAAAAATATCTACTATATGCAAATTACGGACACAGGGCAAACACGTCCGGCGGGTCCTGTTGCTAAAGAAATTCAAAGCTATTTTGCTGATGTAAAACGGTTTAAAATGTACTCTTGCGTTTATAATACCCGGAATGAGGTATGGTGTTTGCTTAATGATTTAGTTTTGATTTATGACTACGCACAGCAAGAATGGACTGTAAGAAAAGAACAGGAAATAAATACTATTGCGCTTATTAATAATGAAATTTATACCGGGGATGATAACGGGAAAATTTATATTGAGGGTGTAAATAATACTTATGACGGGATTTATAAACCGTCTGTATATAAAACAACTTATATTAATATCGGTACAAGTACGAACATGAAAAAGCAAAAAACACCGCTTTTATTAACCCTTAACGGTTCGTATACTAATGATTTTTATGTTCAGCTTATATGTAATTCTAAAGAGAAAAACCCGAAACACATTGTATTATCAAACTCTTTCGGCGGGGTTTATGCAGCTGATGATATTACAAATCCTCCGGATAATCAAAAATACGGAACCGCTGTATATTCTGCGGAAAATGCTTTTAATAAAAAAGTTGTTGAAATCTCAACCCCTCAAACTTGGTACACTTTGGGGGTAAAAATTTATACTCAATCAGCGGGGCAAGGGTTCTACATTCAATCAATGGAATTAAAGAATATAAAAGCAAAATCAAAAACAAGGGGGCGCTAGTTGAAACGTGCATATGCCATACCGGCAAAAAAGAATTGTACAAAAATTGGAATTTGCCACAATAAAAAAGCAAAAATTAAAGATAAAATAATTTGTTTTTTGTATTTAATCACCGTTTCCATACAAGTATTATAGCACATTTAAAGGATAAAACAATATGTCATTAAAAGATTTTATTAACGAACAAAAAGAGATACAACCTTACAAAGATTATCAAAACATTGTAAATGAACTCAATGATTATAGAGCTGTAAACCCAATGTCTGATGAAGAAGCAAATGTTTTAAGACATAGAGGTGGTTCTGCAAGAATGACACAACAATATGGTTTTATTCCGGCTAATTATTACGGAGCGGGCAAAGAGGTAGAGGATTATTTTGTAAAAAATAAAAGCGGTATAGATAGCTTGGGAGATTTAAAAAATAATCTTTACGGCTCTTTAATTGGCGCGCCGTTAAAAGAACTTCCTCGTAAAACACTTTATGATTACATAATGCAAGGAATTAAGGGAGAGTGGAAATGATTTTAGACCATTGCAGAGATATAGAAGAACTTCACCACTTATACGTTACCCGTCCTATGCGAAATCAGTATGAGTGGAATTGGCTTATTAATAACCCTTATTTATTCTGCTTCTATGCGGAAGAAGGACAAAAAGAATTAAGAGGATATATAACCGTCCAGGATGAAGAAGGGGAATTAACGCTATCCGGCGCTGCTGTTCGCAAAAATATGGCGGATAATATAAACGCTATTATTAAGGTATGCGAAGCGTTCAAGCAAGATATGTACAGTTATACAACAAGCAAACCCGCAAAAATCTGTTTATTAAAAGCGGGATTTAAACATATAAAAGACGATAAATATATAAGGAGGTACGTTAATGGGTAAAAAAAAGAAAGTAGCATACGCTTCCACCACTTTTAATAGCGGTGATTGGGGAAGTTCTACAAACAACAGCAAAGGTACAACATACAGCCCTGACGGGTGGATGTCTACAACAATGGGAACTGTTCAAAGTAATCTAAACCCAACATTGAATAGCTTGTTATCAAATGATTATACTCAGGATAAAAATTTTCAAGCATATCAAAACAATTTCAACAGAAATATGCAGCAAACTTTTGACACAAATGTTTTGGGTCAATTAGCAAACAGGGGGTTAATGCGTTCAAGCGGTCTGCAAGCTGCAACAAACGCGTTTAATGATACTATGCAAAATAATGAAATGAATTTGTATGACCAATATTACAACAGGCAAGCAAATAATTTACAACAGTTATTAAATACTTCAAACACGCTTTATAACTACATGGCGGGTATTACAGGTAAAAATCAGGTTGATACAAGCGCTGTTAATAAATTTAATTTAGAAAATGCAAAATTATCTGACAATAGCAGTTTATTTAGTTCCCTTGCCAATGCAGCGGGGCAAGTCGGACAAGGTGCGCTTTCAGCGGGTATTAGCGCAGGTATGCTGTAGGAGGTAAAAATGGCTAATTTATTTCAATTATTATCTAACGGAATAAATAATATCAAAAATAATATTCAAAATTCGGGATTGTATAACAAAATAAAAGGAGTTGCGCCGGTTACGGAATTTAATCTAATGAATGAGGACGGAAGCATTGACCCCGAAACAGGGAAAACGGAACTTGTAACACATTCTAATTACAAGCCGGGATTGTTTAATGATATTGCGGACGGATATAAAGAAAATCGCACAACTCCTATCAGTTTAAATAATTTCGGAGAACATAAAGGGTTAGGTTTTAGAATTGGCGAAGGGTTAGGAAGTTTGGCGCGCATTGCTGATAGTCCGCTCGGACGTGGTTTAATTACGGGTGCAGCTATAGCAGCTCTCGGAGGAACTCCCGCCGAAACTTTAGCGTATGGCGCAACTGCGGGGGCAATAAATCAAGGTAATAGGTCAAGAGATTCAGTATACAGACAGCAAATGTTACAGTCATTACAAGACCAAATGAAGAATAGCGCGGAATGGGAAACTATGACCGAAGAACAAAAAACACAAGCTCTACAAAATGCTGAAAATTATGTAAGCGGAATAAGAGGGTATATCGGAAATGATACTTATAAAAACTTCGTTCAGGCGCAACAATTAAGGGATAATGCGGAATATAGAAAAATGTACTTTAATAATCAGCTAAAACAACAAGAAGAAGCAAGACAAGACAGAGCATTACAAAGAGAAATGCAAAACAAAATAGCGCAAGGACAATTAGGTTTAGGGTATGCTAGGCTTGGCGAAGATGTTCGACACAATAAAGCTATGGAAGAAGTAAAAATAAATTCTAAAGTTGACAAAAACCAAGTAATGAGCGGTTTAGGAGTTATTGATGCGCAATTAAAAAATTTACAAGATAGTTTTGAAAACGCTAACAATCCATACAGATATAGAATTGCAGGAGGTGTTAGCCAAAAATTAAATACATTAACTCCTGCTGAGTCTAATTTTAATTCGCAAACATCGCTATTGTTTAATCCAATAGCAAGAACTCTTGGAGGCGAAAAAGGTGTTTTATCAGATCAAGATATAGCACGTATAAGAGAGGGAATGCCAACACTAGCAGATACAAATCAACAAAAACACGCAAAGATGAAAGCCATTTTTGATTTAGTAGAGTTGAGATGTGCAGAGCACGGAATACATTATGATAACCCTTATTCATCTGATAAATTTGATGTTAAAACCGGAAAATTTATAACAAATGAAATAAATAATGGCGGATATACAAAAATGAGAAATCCAAAAACCGGAAAAAGTTATAATGTCCCAAATGATAAAGTGGAAGAAATGAAACGTAAGGGAGGAGTTGTATTATAATGGCTGACTGGGATGATTTTGAAAAAATAGATGATGATTGGAGTAATTTTGAAAAAATAGAAACTCATCAAAAGCAAGGTTATCAGGGAGTAGATACTTCGGATATTTGGAATAATCCGAATTTGACAAAAGAACAAAAAGCACAAGCTATACATGAGCGGTTTCAAGCAGAAAATAAACGACTTGATAGAGAAAACAAATGGGAACTTTCTAAATTGTATGGCGGGGCAGCTCTTGAAATAGGAAGCGCACTAATACCAATTGGCGGGGGGGCAAGATTAGCGACTTTAGCAGGTAAGGCATTAAAAGATGTAGGCTTGCGAAGCGGTTTACCACGTTTAGCAGTTACGGGGGTAAGAAATCTTATTAAAGGTGCGCCCGGTGCATTAGGAAGCGGTGCTGTTTATGGTGCGGGTGATAATCTTATGACAGGAAAAAGCGGAGCGGAAGCAGCACAAAATATTGGTGCAAATGCTGCTACTTCTCTTGGCATTTCTAAAGCATTACAAGCCGTTCCTGCCGTTGGCAAAGCTATGGCAAATAAAACTATTAAAAATATTGAAAGTCCGCAATTCCAAAATGCAATAGGTGACAGTATCGAACTTTTGACATCAGTTCCTCAAAAATATACAAAAGTTGCGTTAGATAATGAGCTTTCAGGAAACAGTATTTTTAATGGTGCTTTCGATAAAGAAACGGCATACAGACCTATTGAAAATATGTTGAGAACTGCAAAAGGTATGTTACCGACTACTACAGATTTTGGTAATGAACGTTTTAATTTAGGACAAAAAGCTCTACAAGGAATGGAAAATTTAAAAGATCAAGCAGGGGCAAAAGTCGGTGATGAATTAGAAAAACTTAATAACAGAGAAGTTCAAAATGGTGGCATAAATGGGATTAAAGGCGCAATTAATACCGTAATAAACAGTTATGGCAACGGCGGAATTTATAATAGTGCAAAATCTCAAGCTAAAAATGTAGTTAATTTCCTTGATGAAAATATCAATAAAGAGGGACTCACATTAAGAGATTTACACCGTATTAAAGATGATTTATATAATATGGGTTATTCAGAAGCCGGAAACCGAAACGGCAGAGGAGCTGAAGTTGCAAGAAAAACAGCGGAGCAAGTTAATAACTATTTACGTGGTGTTTCTCCCGAATATGCAAGAGCAAACGATTTATATTCTCTTATATTAGATGCAACAAAAGGACTTGAAGGAGAAACAACAATGGGAAGTCGATTAGGCGCATTAGGTTCTAAAGCAAGTGCCGAATCAGGAATGACAGGAAGATTAAAAAATATTGATGATTTACTGCCACAAAAAGATAAATTTTATAAAAAAGCATTTGAGTTATTAGAATCAGAAAGTGAAATTGATAATATAAACAAAATAATCGGCAGGCAATTTGAGCGCAATCCGCGTTTATTGAATAATCGTACAGATGAAGCTTTCGCAGATGCATTTCAAGATTTACAAAAAAGAACGGGTATGGATATTCAAACACCTTTAGATAGAATTACAGCTCGTGAAAAGTTTGAGAATTTATTCCCCGGACAGGGCGGTGGCTTCGGTTCTAATCAAGGCGCTGGAAATTTAACCCGTGGCGCATTATTAGCAGCTGCATTAAGGGGAATATTGAAAAAAGATTTACGACCTGCAGCAGCTGCGCTCATGTTATCTCCCAAAGTTGGCGGGCGCGGTATTGTTCAAGGTATAGGTGACACATATAAACGTGCACAAAATGCGTACGATATGTTTTTTTATATGCCGGAACTTAAAAGATATACTCCTGTTGGTCTAAATTTGTTTGATTATTTGCAAGACAGAAATTAAAGGGACAAAATTATAAAAAAGAATATTACCCAAAAAATGAGCGCAATATGCGGACCGTGTTCATTTTCATAAGCGGAAGAACTATTTTTAAATTTTTCCTCCATTATGGCGATATTTCTATTCATTTCGTCAATTGTTAACTTTCTCATACCCTTATTATAGCATATATTTAGGGAATTTTCACTATCATGTTGAAAAAATATTAAAATGGGTTATAATGAAAATATCGGGGGCGGTGGTCGTAAACACCGTCACCTGTTATAAGGCTAAAGTGGTGCTTACCGTTTTCGGTAGGTGCCGCTTTTTATTATGTATAAAATCAAAAAGATTAAAAATAAAGTCAAATTGAATTTGTCCATAACATTGCCCTCCTTTCATTCGAACTATCAGTTCTTAGACTAAAGTATTTGTTGTTCTGACGTTTTCTTAAAAGAAAAACAGGCTAGCCCCCGGATATTTATATTTTCAAAGTTCTGCAATTCACTTTCTCAACAGGGTACATTATACAAAATATTGCCCGTATTGACAATAATTTTAATTATTGCGCTTGAAACAATCCGCTATTTTTGAATATATCGGGTAAAAAATGTTATATAAGCAGATTGAGGAGCTGAATATAAAAATCAAGTCTACCAGCGTTATATTCTTACTCACATAAAAAATAAAAAGTCCGCTTATTAATGCTAAAAAGAACGAATATAGCATTATTTTCTTTCTCCTGACTTGTTTTAACAGTTTTACTAAATATTTCACAGTTTCCTTAATGTCCAGTTTTACTTCTTCTAACATTCCCATTTTAACACCTCTCATTTTTGCCTATTTTCATGATTTCATGGTGTTATTTATTGTCAATACCATACAAAAATGCCCGATTTGAGAACCTCTAATATATGAATTGTTACATATAAATGAGGTTTTTTAATATGGCATTAAAAACATTTTCAGAAGGGGACGCAATCAAGGCTTCCGAAACAAACGCGAATAATCAGTATTTGCTAGGGCAAATTACTAGCGGGGATTCAGCTTTAAATACCTTGATTACAAGCGTTCAAACAAGTTTAAATTCCGCTATTACAAATTTGAGTAATGCATGTGTGAAACTTACCGGAACACAAACTATAAGCGGTAATAAAACTTTCTCCGGTACAAGTACATTTTCCGGAATCACTAAAGTGCCGGCTTCAACTACTGCGGGTACAGCTTTACAATTGGCTGCAAGGGGAAGCCGTTATGTAAAATTAGGTGACGGTACTATTATACAATGGGGGTATCAATCAACATCAGGGGCAAGTTCGATAACTTTACCTACTGCCTTTTCAGACGCTAATTATGCGTTAGGTACGGCAACTCTTTATAACTCAAATGCAAATGTTTATACAGCGAGTATTAAGACAAAATCATCATCTAGTTTTACATATTATTTGGCAGCTAGTTACGGTACATTCTTTTGGATAGCTATTGGACGATAGGAGGGAAATATGGAATTTGAAATAGGACAAATTTTTACTGAAATGTATCCGCAAGAAGCTGCGGAATGGTGTAACGAAAATAATTGTTATATCGCTGAAATAGAACCTGAAAACGAAGTAAGACGATTTGAGATTTTTGAAGTTCCCGAACCAACAGAGGAAGAACAGCAAGAAATTATAAACAATTTAACTATGACACCTTTGGATTTTATCGGAGTAATGGTAAATCTCGGTTTAACTCTTGAACAGATTAACGAATTTTTAGAAAACAATTTGGAAATAAAAATGCAGCTTACATATTGCAATAGCGTATATTGCGGAGTTGTTAAACAATTCTTACCTATTGAGGTGCAAGGAATAACAATTACGGCGGAAATGATAGAGCAAGCATTTAAAATTAAAAATGGGGTGGTATAATGGCTTTTTTTATTGATGATAATGGAAATATTACTTTAATTCAGGGTGATAGCGGAGTTTTGACCGTAAACGGACTTCCGACAGATAAAAGTTATACGGTCTATTTTGCTATAAAGAACGCTAACCGCCAAACGGTAGGCAGCGAATTAAGTATAGAAGCTAATGGACTTGATAGCGTACAATTTGCAATAGGCGCTTCATTAACAGATTTATTGACCGTACCTAACGGAGAGGAAAGTGCAGAATATTATTATGGTATAAAAATTTGCACAACTGACGCAATAACAAATATAGAAACAGAAGAAACACTTTTATTGGGAAATTTAGATATTTCCGAAATGAACACCGTTACTGTTTATCCTAAAAGAGTTGAGGGGTATAACTAATGCCAAACGTACAAAGTCAAAATAATAATATTTCGGTTAACGTATCCGGCGGGTATAATTCCGGAACGGTTAAAGTCATAAATGATATGTCGCAATATTATGCGAATAAGGCTAAAGAATGGGCAATATCAGAGGACGCGGTAGAGGGTTCTAATCATTCATCAAAATATTATGCAGAACAGGCGCAAACGGCATACGATAATTTAGAAGCTAATATAGATACTTTAACAGAAGAAAGTATTGAAGAAATTACTACAGTCAAAGATAATGCTATTGAGGAAATAAACGAAACAAAAGTAAATGTAATAATAGGTGCTTCGGACATTCCGCTTGCTTTTGGCGCATGGTCTGAAACCCCAATGGGTGATAATTGGTTAAAAGTCGATAGTGACGGAAAAACAGTATCAAAAGCCGATTATCCTAAATTATGGACACTTTTAACAAACATTCTTGACGGGAACATGAGCAGCTCTGATATTAATGTTTGTACTCCTGAACAGTATGAGGAGTGGCAAGAAGCCGAAACGGAAGAAACTGCAGCCGATATTGAATATTCTTTGGCTCATTATTATGTTGTTGATGTTATAGCAGAAACTATAAAACTTCCTAAATTGGTAAGCAAAAATAGGATAATCGGATGTAATGAGGTGCCGGTCATTGGTGAAGCCAATACAAAAGGCGGGTGTTATATCATATACAATACCGGGAGATATGAAGAATATCAATTTGTTTTACGCTTGGAAAAAGCAACAAAAACCGTAAGCGGTTCTACTAAAAATTATCATAAAGTAACACAATGGAACGATTCAACAACAGTATTAACTCCAACATCTGAAACAACCGGGGGATTAACTAAATTATCTGTATCTATTACTTCTACCCTCACAAATGCGCTTAAAGATAATAAACACAGTCATATTTTTGTAAAATGCGCTTCGCTGATTGATAGTGAGGGGGATGTTGATATATCAAACGCTAGCGCTTTTATGCTTTATCCCGCTTATTGTGAATGTTTTGAGGATACAGACGATTATAATTGCTGTTTCAGAATTTATGACGAACAATATCCGTCAGAAAGAGAAATAAATTATAATAAATTACCGGATTGCATACCAACAGGAGAAACAGAAACATATTTAATGGCTGAACTTTCGGGATATGTACCCGCTCCGGATATTGAGGATTATAACGGGGATTACAGGCTTTATATTAAAGTCGCATGATGCCCGATAAATAATTTCATAAAATCAAAATATGGAGGTACAAAATGTTTAACTTTATTAAAAAGAAAATTCTCGGAAGTTTTGTTAAAGATGCTATTGCAGAATTACCTAAATATCAGCTTCAAGCTGAACAGGTTATAAAAATGTATGAAGATGAAATTATAAATACTGTTAGAAATGCAATACATAAAGCTGTAAAAGAATATATTGAGAAGAAATTGGGAATTAAGTTTTACTAAACGGGTTTAAATTATGCAAATATCTATTACCCCGCTTAATTTCGGATATTCAAATCAATTAAAAACACTTTATAAAAAAGGCAAGCTGCCAAGTGTAAAAATCGGAATTTACGGAGATAAATTAACTCCTAAAAATGTATCTCTTGAACATCTTAAATGTGTTTGTGACGGAGGAAAAACTGAATTAAAAAACTTGGTCCTTGCGACAAAAGAAAATAATAATATTCGAGGAAATAAACCGCTTGAAAACTTTTTAACAATAGAAAATCTTATACAATATCTGAATCAGTTTAAGGATATTAAAGTAATGGGATTTAACGGAAATAATTATATAGCACTCATTTTAAAAACCATTGGAGAATTGATAAATGACAGATGAAGTAACAACTTTGTTAATAAAAATGTTGGATGAACAAAGTAAAAAAATTGATAACTTAGAGGAAAAAGTTGATGAATTGATTGCCCTAAAAAATAAACTGATTGCCGGAGGTATCGTATTATCCGCAATATTCGGGTATGTTTGGGATTGGTTCAAAAACTTTTTCGGGAAAAATTAAAGGATAACCTTAATGTATAAAAGTAAATGGTTCACACTTAAAGAGTTAGTTAGCCCTGCAGTTTATCAAAAATTCGGGGATTTCGCTTGGAATTTTCTCGATAAAGGAATGTTAAAAGATAATGACCTGTTAAGAGATTTATGGGGGAAAGCTTTATTTATCAATACTTGGGGGTTTGGAGGTCAATATAAAGAATCCGGCTTTAGATGTAATACTGATTCAATAGTTAAAGCTAAAAAAATTCCGTATTGTTCGGCTCATGTCCTTGGGCGGGGGTTTGATATTAAACCGGAATTAATAGAAGATGTACCAAAATTGTACGAACTTATTAAACTGAATTTTCATAAGTTTTCAACTGTTTCCAGAATGGAAAATATTAAATGTACTCCTACTTGGATTCATTGGGATAATTTGGAGGATAGAAGTAATAAAATTATAATTTTCTAA